CCTTGAACACTTTTGTCTGAACTATGGACATTACTAGATTTTTTCCATGCTTTCTTTTTTAATTGTTCAGCTAATCCTTTTACTTTTGCCATTGTTTTACCTTTTTGTTTTTTTGTTAATAATCCTTTTGGTCAGCTAATTTAAATAAAGAATCTTGTACATGCTCTTTACCTGATTTAGTAGTATAATCAATATCTCTAATATATTTTTCAGATTCACCTTTTCTAGGTGCATGTTTAGAGAAATCTATATTCTTAGGTTCCTGATTTGGCTGTTTGCCATCAGGTGCTGTACCAAGATCTCCTGCTTTAACTTTAGCATTTGGGTCAAATTTACTTTCCATTATTCATCTCCTTCTTCAATATCAGACTCTTCAGATAAATCTTCAAGTTCCATTAATAAGTCTTCTTCCTTTTCATGTAACTCTCTGATATCTTCAATAACATCTGATATAGTTCTTGTTTTCTTTTTTCTTGCCATTGGGGTTGCTCCTATATTTTTATTTTTTTAATTGACAATATGTTTTTAGTAGGTATGGTGGTATATGAGCCACCCTGTTTAATTTCTTGATTATCTTCAAAACCTAAATCTGCCATAATAACTGTTGTCTTGGAATTCTTTTCAACTAACCAACCAACACTTTTACAAATTGCAGTCTTTGATTTTTTAATTTCTGAAATATAAGTCCATTCGGAATTACTAATTATATCTTCCCAATATATAATTACTAAATCATATGGAAAATTTTTCTTATTAATTTCTGGTAATTTTTTTATTTTCTTTTTTGTCACTCCTAATATCCAAACATTCTATCTACTGGTTGAAATTGTGGTCGAGGAGTTCTATTTAATCTATTTGCATAACTAGTATGCATTGGTCTACTCATGCAGCCGTATCTTAAAGCATCATATGCGTGATCTTCTGCATCTGTATTTACATCTTCAGGATTATTATCATCCAATGGTAAAAGAGGTAATGTTCTAATTAAGTTTCTACAACTAGAAAAGATTCTAATTCCTGGTTCTTTTTTCTTTTCATCAACAATCTTTAATCGTTTATGAATCTCTAACTTACCACTAATTCTACTCTTAGGGGTTCTATCTGATGGTCTCCAACGGCATCCTTGCTGTATCATTGTTTCTGCAATACTTGGACCGATATCACCTCTCTTTGCCCATGTACTAGCGTCTAAGACCCCATAGCGTATGTATTCTCCGTGCTCTAGCTCTAAGACTTTTCGTGCAAATACATCTGCCGTAATCTTTTTGGTATATAGTTCTCGATATATCCATAAGTTATTATCATAATCAATAGCAAACCAAAGAACACAAGCAGGAGAACTGTAGCCCCAGTCTGCAGAACGAAAACGCTGCCAGCCTTTAGGAACTTCAAAAGGTTCGACAACGTGCAAATTCTTATCAAATTCTGGAAAAGCTGAGTCTTCAAATGCATCCCAATCTCCATCTAAAAATTGTTTCTTTTGTATTTCTGGTAAAGATGCAAGCATAGCATAGTAGTCATCTGTTTGCATCAAGTGAGGGTTGTCTTGTAACTTAGCTGGTATAAATCTACGAGTTATAACTTTCCTACCTACAGGCGTATCTATATTGATATCGAATGCAGTATTCGGTATAGCTGGATCAACAAACATCTCTCTTACCCATAACGAACCTATGTTACCTGGGTTACCTGTTGCTCGTAAATATACAGGTATTTCTGGATCTACAGATCGAAGTGATGATCTTAAAAAATTAAATATATCTGGCGAAGGATATTGTGGAAGTTCGTCTATTCCTATCCATGTGTAAGATTGCCCTTGGTAACGTAAAGCGTCTGTCATGTTCTCTGCGTACCCGAATTCTATCTTTGCTCCTGACGGGAATCTCCACTCTTTTTCTTGCTCTCTCCATTTTGCTCCTGGGAATGCTTTCGAGTATAATCTTTGAGAATGAGTAATCAAATCTCTTAACTCTGGCATTGTCCGTCTTAGAAGAAGTGCTCTATGCATCTCTTTATGGCAGTATCGAAGTGGATCGATAAGCATGGCATAGGATTTACCACCTCCTCTTGCTCCTCCGTAAAAAACTTCTCTCTCTGAAGAAGCTAGAAACTCTGTTTGTGGTCCTTGGTTAGGTTTAAATACAACATTCTGTTGATTTAAATGTTCCTTAACGTTAGGAGAAGCAGTGTCTATTACACTTTGTTCAATTACTTGAGTTTCTTTTCCATCTAATGCAGAATTTATTTTTTTATATTTATCTTTTAAATATTCTGCAGATTTTTTTGCTGATCTTAAAGTCTGTTCTGCTGCCGCAACCTTTTTTCTAGACCTGTTTAGTATCTCTTTGACTGATCTCCGTGCCTTTACTTTCGGTTTCTTCTTTGGCTTCGGTGGTTCTATTGTTTTTGATTCGTTTTCTAAGTCCGACATGCGAAATGTATCTTCCTGTTTTTCTATGTAACCACTCAGCTACTTCTCTGTAAGAACAAGTCTTTAAATAATTCTTTGCTTCCTCTAAAGCTGCAATTTCTTCTGGTATTTGCTCTAAATAACCCTGTTCTTCGCTTTCTTTGTAACCAAATGGTATTACTCTACCCAGTTTCTTTAACTTCATCTACAATTTTTACCTTTTTTACTGGATCTTTAGGGGGTAAAATAAATAATCCGTGCATTGCCTTGACATTTACGTCTAATTTCTCTTTTTTTGCTAGTCCAACACGATCTAAAATCTGTTTTGCAGCCTCCATTCTTATACTTGCATGGGGTGTAGTGCCATCTTCATCTAACATATCTACCATTTTGGTAGCTGCTCTAGCAGAATAGTTAGCTAGGTACGTTTCTGCACGTGAAACAATCTCACTTTTTAAATTTCTAAGAACTTTTGGGTAAGAATTTTCGGAATATCCTGCTAATTCTCCCGCCTTCTTTGGATTTCCTTTCGCTTCCCCGAATAAAGCGTCTAGAAACTTTTCCTGTGAATCTGTTAAGCTTTTTTTTGGAGTCTTGATTATAGTAGAATCCGTGTTTTGCATTAATAATCTCCATTAATTCTTTGAAGGGGATGTTACTGTGCTTGTATAACGTTTCCTGCTTCGTCTGTGTCATAAAAATCAATACCTGATGTTAATTCTTGTTGCTCATATATTTCTGGTTCTCCACCAAATAATTCGCTTATGTCTATTTCAATTCCTTTATCTGCTTGTACAGGTAATTTTTCACCTTCTGTCATTTTATCCCAACCATACATAGCGGTTCCAGCACCAGCAACTGTTCCTGCTAATCTTTTTTTAGCAACTCCTTCTACTGCTTGTCTTACTTGTAAGTGTGGCATATTACCAGTATATGGTGCATTAGTAATTCTAACATCTTTAGTAGTTCTTAAATATTTTGGCATAATATTTACATACCAAGGTCTATCAGCTGTTTTAGTAACTTGTTTTATAGGTACAGTCTTATCTACCTTGGCTACTTTCTGTGTTATCTTCGCAATCTCAGGTGCTTTCTTTATTGTTTCTTTTGCAACTGTAGGAGCAGTAGTAACTGCAATCTCCTTGCTAAGTGAAGTAGGACCCATCTCAGCCTTTTTAATTGCTTCAATTGTCTTGTCGCTAAATTTTAAATTCTTTCCAAAGAATTGTTTAAAAGGTTCAGTAACTTTAGTTCCACCAACTGTTTGAACTTTTGATGAACTAATAAATTTAGATACACCATTAGCTGCATCGTCTGCCTGATTTAGAATTGTTGTTCTAACTTCAGGGGATGCTGATTTTAATATCTTTTGAGTTACAGGTACAATCTCTTTTTCTGCTGTTGATTGAGCTTGTAAAATTTTATCGTTTCTAAATACTTTGTTCTTACCAAATATTCTTTGGGCTAGTTTAAATTTTGTAGGATCATTAGTTATAACAACATAGCCAGTTTCTGTAATAGATTTCTGACCTACTTTTTTAGTAGCATATTGAGCTGCAGCCTTTTGAGTCTTACTCCTAATTATATAGGGGAGTATTCTAAGTCCTGCAATTCTAAGTCCGTGTATGATAGCTTGTCCAGCTATTAATGCTACTGGTAATACCATAAATTATTTATCCTTTATATTTTTTATGAGGTGTATAATGCTTAACAGGTTTAGCATTTTTAAAATCTTTCTTTACCCAGTTTACAACTGCCTTTGCTATATCCTTAAGTGGTTCAGGATCAAAGGCTTTCTTTAGTTGTGCTTTTCTGGAATACTTTATCCCCGCTTTATTTGGAAGCGGAGCTACATTTGAATAATTTTTTTTCTTTTTTGAATCTTGTAATGACATATCAATCCTTATTAATTAAGGGAATCCTAGGCATTCCCAAATTAGATGCTTGTTTCAGTGATGACCCTTTGTGCATATGTGTATGCTGTAGTGTACGTGTGTCCTTTTGAAAGGCATCTATTTATATTATACACACGAATTAGACTTTTGTCAACTACTTTTTAAATATATTTTGTGGGTGCGACATTATTGTACAAGAAAGATATTGACAAAAGTGAAAATGATGTGTATAATGTAACTATAGGTTACACGGGGGGTTTTATATATAAATTATAGCTACACGTATATTCCCCCCTTAGTATACTCTAGGGATATTGTCGGGAGATTTATAGAATATAATACCCTGAAATATGGGCACCAAGTAGTTAACAAGGGATTTCTGAGATTTTCTGGTGTAGCTATATAAGAATACCCAGGTATCCCCCAAGCACCCTGTGTACCCCTAGTAACTTAGAGCTTCTTTTGTGTATGTTAAGGAATTCACATACGTATGTTAATGGAAGAGTGTTTGGAGATCTTAAAAAATTTTTAAGTGAATAAATACGCCAAAGTTATTCCAGGAGATCTCCAGGAAGTTCCCAGGATCTATCGTGCCTGGCACAAGTGTTTTTTTGTAACTACAGGTCAACTTGGTAACCACCAAACAGACACCAAAAGCTATACAAGTATTTTTAAGGTTGGATCTGGAGCAATTGCTCGGACTGAAATTGGAAATGAAATTGGAAAATAACTATCGGGGCTGTAGCTATTTAAATCGGAATAATTAGAAATTTATAATTTAAGTATTTGGTTTATTTAATGTTACTTTTTTTTTCTTTTAAAGTAACTGCAATTAATTTGTCTGTACTTTCAGTCAAATCAATATCCTTAGTATTAATTGATTGTGTTTGGTTTCCAATCTTATGAGTGAATTCCAAAACGCTATCAAAATTATTGCGTTGCCATTTTGAATAATCTTTATCCTTCAAAATGTATAAGGCTATTTTCTGAACTGTTTTGAATTCAGAATTAACTAGCAATTTATTAATTATAGAAGTTACCAATAAAAAAGTCTCTTCAACTTCATTATTTTTTTTAACTTCTGATAACTTTTTAACAGCTTCGGTTGCCTTAGGATCAACCTGAGTAAAAGAAATATTTGACGCTATTTCTTTTTTAATGTCCTGCAGTTTTTCATTTGTTTTTGAAATTGTAGGATCATTGTTAACTACTCTAGATGATCTTCCAAGAAGCAATTCATTTGAAAAACTTTTTAACTTTTCAAACGATAATGGAAATGGGCTTAAGCCCTTTGAATTGTAACGTGCCTTTGCTTCTTCGACTGATCCAAATAAATTTAATTTACTTTTTTTAATATTTATTTGTCTCGGTTGGTTTCCAACAGGATCAGTAAAACAATTTCCATTTTCATCATAAGCAATAAAATCATTTACTACTGAAGCGATAACTGCTTCTGTGATATCTCTTAATGCTTCAAATCTGAATGGATCATTTTTTTTAAGATCATCTGTTGTATATTTTAACGCAGGAATAATAACCAGATTTAAAAATAATCTAAGTCTATCGTTGTGAGTTACGTTATCTGGTAACTTCTTCCAATCGATATTTTTTAAATCATTAGAGTTAATTATTTTATCAACTAAAAAAGTATTTAAATTAAATCCACCAATTTTAAATAATTTAGTTAATTTATTAACTAATCCCAAAGTTAAAGTTATTCCTTTAATTTTGCCAGAAACAAAATCTGACAAATCTTTATCTATTGACGCAATAAGCAAATCTTTTTGGTCAATAGTTTTCACTTCATTTTTCTTCATGTTTTTTCCTATAAGTTAAAAACACTTAAAAAAATAAATTCTAATTATTCACGATTTAAAATAGCTAAGTAAAACGCAAGAAATTCTATTTTTAAATAAATTTTTTATTGTCACCAGCACCAGAAAACAAAAAAATTGTTTTAAGGGTTATCGTCAAAAATTTATAAAAAATATTCTTTTTCACTAAGTCATTTATATAACATCTATCAATTTAAAGGAAATTAAATTTATATTTTTTAAAAAATCTAGATCAACTGTTTTTAAAATGTCAATAGCTGGAGACTCTCCAGAACTAAAAATATTCAATTATTTACAACCTATAATGGAAAAATTATTACAACCTATAGTTGATCCAGCTGGAGAAATTTTACCCTATGCAAAAACTGCATAGCTATTCTATACCGGATATTTTGATATGACCTAAAATATAATATCAATATATATATTTGCCTAGACATAGCATTATCCTATTATAAATATGCCTAGACACAGAAAAAATTTAATTTGCCTTATATAATAATATGTGGTTAAGTAAATAATGAAAGGAGAAAGTTATGAATAACATTCTTGGAGTGGGACTCTTTGTTATCCCTATCCTTATTATAGTTATGTCTATTGCTTTTAGTTAATTATAATATAGGAGAACAAAATGGAAGATCACCATTGAAAGCCCTGCAGGGAAACTTGTGGGGCTTTTTTATTTGCGTTAATAATTTGAATGTGGTATAAATAGAAATGGGCAGTTATTTTGCCTTTAACAAAAAACAGGAGAAACTTATGAACGCAGTGTATCTAGTGAAGATAAGAGAAACTAATCAAAAGATTATTATTCGTACTTTTGATTTAGATTCTTTAAAACAATCATTACAAATATTAGGTTTAACTGATAAATGTGATGTGTATTTAAAAATAGATAGTGATAAACTTAAGGAGTCTAATGATTAACAAAGAAAAATATATTGTAATTTATAATGATGAAGTTAAAGAATTACTTTCTCAAAAATGCAATATTTATGGATATAATCTTAAAGATGTTGAAAAACAATTTAAAGATAAATATCATGGGTGTATTAATATTGCTATTATAACACCAGAAGAGCAATATTTTGCTAAAGTCAAAAAAATGGGATTAAATCAATATGAATAACAATACTTTTATAAACATATCAATACTTATATTAGGTGTAGCAAATATTTTTATTTGGAGTTACTTAATATATGTATATTCAACTATAGGATAATAATGTTAAATAAATATAATAAATTGTTCAAGCAATTAGTTTCGGCTGGTTTGGTTTCCCCAAATCCAGCTGGTGCAAGATGGTTTGGGCAAATGGTTGCAAGGTTACATGCTGGTTTGATTTATCATAATCATACAGATAAACCTTATTTAAGAAGTAAAAGAGTTAAAGTAATAGGATAATTATGTACAATATATTATTATATACAGGAATGTCTTTAATTGTTTTTGGCTTTGCTTTGTTTCTATATTCAGAACATAAAAAAAGAAAAGCTGAAATAGAAGAGTGCAGGCAAGAACGATTACATCAATCATTTATGAAGGAGAAAAATGACAGAGCAAGATAATGCAATAGACTTTGTTCAATCTAGTAATAAAGCTAGAATGCACGAAGAGAAAAAGAAAAAAGAAATTCCAAGCCCAACACTTGATGAGTTAAAAGTTAGCCATCATAATCATTTTGTAGATCAACAAATGAAAATGATTAAGCAGGAATTAATAGCAATGATTAATGAGAAGGGAGAAAAATAATGGGTAAATAAATACCAGAGTTCTTTGCTAGTGTTAGAGTCATGGCACTAGCAAGGACTGATTTATGAGTCAATATGCTAGTCAGGAATAATCTCGAGTGATGTATATTGGCTCTTATGTCAGGGGAGACTCTGACGGCTATTTTTTGTAAATTGTTATAGCCTAACTGAAACAGCATATGACAAATAAAAAAACAATTCACACTTAAAATAAACCAAAGCACAGAAAGGAAAGTATGAAAATACTATTAATAAGTGATGTTCATTTCGTAGAGTTTAATCCTATGCTTGAAACTTTATTAAGACAATCTAAACTTAAAATGTTTAGAGCAGGTTTCTTAAAAAAGAATGGAAGTTATAGGCATGGTAAGTTTGACTTGCGTGGTAGAACTAAATTCAAAAACAATCAAGGTGGTATTACTACTATTAAAGGAAAGGGTAGAACTACAAATCCAGATAGAGTATTGCAAGCCTTTGAGCCTGAAATAAATAGATACACTAATATGATTTTTGATAATATTAAGTGGTTTAGTATAGGCAAAAAACTCTTTAAAATCAATCTTTTAGAGACAGATTTCTATAGATGGAGTGAGATTGACGACTTGAATTTTAGTCTATTAAAAGAACTCACTAATCCTGAAGAAGTACACAAAGATGATAAGGGTAATTC